CATAAAGTGTTGAGCAAACCAAGAAAAAAATATAAACATAAAGGTAAATTTAGGTTAACATTTAATGAGCAAAGTTTGGAACAAACAGATTAAAGGTAGTCATTACCAAAAATATAAAATTCAACCAAGCAAATTTGTAGTAGAAAACAAACTTCTATTTCCAGAAGGATGTGCAATTAAGTATATTATTAGGCACCAGGACAAAGGTGGTAAAGATGATTTACTTAAAGCTATACACTTTATCGAAATGATAATAGAAAGAGACTATTGAGATAATGGATTCGATGAGTTTATTTTTAGTTCTTGCAATTGTACTTTCAGCAATTCTATTTCTTTTTCTAGAATAGATATATTTTTATCTAAATCTATTAATCCAAAACTATTAGTTTCTATACCAGTTAAATCTGGTGCAGTTGCATTAGACAACTGTTCTATCTTTAATTCCATTGTAGCAAACTTAGAGTAAAATGTACCTGTAGAACCAATGAGTCCTAGTATTACCATAATTACACCAATGTTATTTTTTAATTTATCCATTCTTAAGCTCCTTAAGTTCTATTAATATTCTCTGTTTGTTTATGTTTAGTTCTTGTAATGTTCTATTCTTAATTCCTATAATATCGTTGTTCCTGTATTTTACTAAATCAAAGTTTTTATAAATAGATCTATTATCAAATATAGCTATTTGGTCTAAATATATATCTTTAGATTTATAGAACTCTGTATTGTTATACTCTACCAATGATACTGAATCTTTCTGCATAGCATCTAATTTAATAATGTTTTTAATGTTTAAATTTTTAGATGCGTCTTTAACTTGTGCGTCTACTTTAGTCATTATTACATCTAATTTTGTTTTACTTGTCTTAGTTTTTGTAGAGCTTACTTTACTTTTAACTTCTTCTTTAGAATCTTTCTTAACTACCTTTTTAGAATCATTCTTATCTGTATCTTTTTTTATTACTTCTTTCTTAGCATTATCTGATACCTGTTCAGTAACTTCTGTAGATACTTCTTTTTTGTATTCTTCAGTAATTTTATCAACAACTTTAGTTTCTGATTTAATTTCTTCTTTAGGTTTTTCATTATAAACTTTCTCTATTTTAGGTTCAGTTTTATATTGCTCTATAACCTTTGGTTCTTCCATTGGTTTAGGTTCAGTTTTAATTTCTACAAACTTAAATTCTTCTTTAACTATAAATTCTTTTTCTGGTTTAAATTCTTCCAACACATTTTTTATCTCATCTCTAATATCTTCATTTAAAACAAAAGGATCTGACTCGTATGTTACAGTGAGGGAAGGTTCTCTGAGATCGACCCCATAATGATTCTCTGTAGCATTTGATGAATCTGTAAAATCATATCGAACTGATAAATCATAGTCGGTTTGTAAATTTGAAAATACAGTATAAGTATCACTGCCAGTGACGTAATCACCACAGTTAAAACTGCCACAGCTACTACTATTATAATTCCTAATCTGTGTTGTTGTTTCACCATTTGCTCCTGTTATAGTTACTGTAGATTTAACACTAGAATCATATGTATTCCAATGCCAATATTCAAATTCATGATTAGTTGTATAACCATTTTGTATTTGTAATTCTGTTAAATTTGCGTCATTCTTTAAACTTATATTATCAGATTGGATATAAGTATCATGCTCAGAAGCAATGACATTAGAACCATGCCTACCATCGGCAGTTCCTGTCCAAGATCCATTATCAAAGTTTTTATCAAGTAAATTATTTGTTGTAATAACTTCACTTTTTATGGAAGTTGTATGGATTAATATAATCAGCAAACTTATTAACGCTGTGTATCGCATAACATCCTCCTATTACTATTGCTAATAGCCAAATCATTTACTATGTATTGGTTGAGTTTCTATAGTTTTTAATACTTCTATTTGAATAGACTTATCTATTACTTCTCTTTTTTCCATACGTTTAACATATGTTTTATAATCTGGTCTTTCAAAATCGTATTTATTCCAAATATCCATAGCATCTTTACCTATCTTGCCATCTATTGGACAAGGAGTTCCTGCATTAATCATTGCTTCAAAGACTCTTTCGTCCTGGCAAAGTAAAGCTACACTTCCAACTTTCATTCCAAAGTCATATAAAACTTTAGCTAACTTAATTCTTTCACAGTTCATATCTCTATTAGTTTTACCACCAGATACTCCAAAACCAAATGTTTGAACACCAGCACTCATTCCAGTTGCACAAACGTCTTGTGATCCAGCTGAAAATGATGGTGAATTAGCAGTTGGTGGTGCTGATTTTATATTAGAATTTGATGTACTATTTGTAGTAGAGTTTGATGAACTTCCTGTTGCATAATTAGTAGTAGCAGTAGATGTATATCCACCTTCAATAGCAGTGTTTGATCCACTTACATTAGTTTGTGTAGAGTCTGCATAAGACACACTTATAGTTAGTAATAATATAATTAATATTCTCATTTTTTAAATGTTGGTTTGTTATTTTTATCCCAAAAAGGTAATTGAGCTCCTGAGCTCTGATAACATTTAGGACATAAGATTTTTTTATTTGGTAAAGTAATAAAGGACTGAGTATGTATAATTTCTTTATTACACCCTATGCAATATCCTTCAACTTTCTTCATTTTGACTTACGCATAATATCAGCACCTTTTAAACCATATATAGCACTTACAACACCTATGAAGATAGCTTGATACCAATATGGTAGCTGATTAAAATATTCAAAAAATAATGTTAATTTAGTATGAATCTCTGGATCGTCAGAAAAGATAGACCAAGCCAATAAACAGATAGGCATAGATATAAGAATAAGGACAAACTCATCCTTGTAACCTTGATCATTGCTCTCAATAATTTTCGCTTTATATTCAATATCTCCCCTTGCCATCTTCTCAGCATGAGTACGCTGAGCATCAGACATCAATCTTTTTGTTTGTTGTTTGTTTTGGTATAAATGACTAGCTGTTTTTATACCCATGGATAATAAATTAAACCACATCTTAATCTCCCTTATCTAAATATTATTGGGTTAGGCCCACCAAATAGAATTAACATTACATAGCCAACTACTAACCAGAAAGTAAACCAGTAATTCACTGAGGCTACCTTCCATATTAATATACCTTGTTAGAACCTGTTGGGAATCCGTCCCATGCTTTGTACATACCTTCTACTAACAGCTCATCATCGTATGGCTGCATACCATTTTCCATTTGTATAATTGCTTTAACTAATGGTAAATAATCTTCTATACTGTTATCTAATTTGTCTTGAGGATTTACGCCAAGTTTTTTGCAAACAAATACTATATAATCATCTGTGTCATTCTCACTTGGTGGAGCCCATCTTTCAATGATGTCCTCTACTGTAAATCTTTTATGATGAAATCTATATACTAAAAGTATTCTAGTTAGAGCTCTAATGCCCCAAACAGACTCTTTAAATACACAAAAAACTGGATCAGATTGTTCATCTGCCAGTCCATCCCAATCAGTACCAAGCTTTATATTGCCTGGGTTTTTGTTTCTAATTCCTCTAGGTAATTTTTCTATTCCATCTGCCATCTTTATTCAAAACCATTGGGATTAATATTGGTAATCCATCAATGATAACTCCTGTTCCTATTACTGGTCTAGACTTTTGTAATTTATTATATTCAAAAGCTAAACTTTTCATATTAATTAAACATCCAACTTGCATACCCCAAAGTAGTTCATTTGGATTGCTCCAATAATCTATTTTAAATGAAGTGTGATAGTGTCCTTGGACAGTACACATTCCATATTGTTGTGCAACTTTAAGTACGTCTTTAAATTTACCATGACAGAAGTAAATATTTTGACCATTAGATGCTTTAATAATCAAATCATCGTGCCATGTCCAACCTTTACCAACTCCAAGCATATCATTATATGACTTAAAGATTTCATGAGGTAACCCATATCTAGTAGCTTTTCTAAAAACTAAACTACCATGATTAGAGTCCATAATATGTTGCTTAGGAAATAACTTCTCTAAATCTTGAAGGAATTTTCTAGCTACTACTAGCTCATGACTTGGTGAATATAAACCAGGATGTGAATCATGGAATGATATTGAGTGCCAATCCATTTCATCACCTATGTTAACTACACAGTCAGGTTTATACTTTAACTTAATAGCTTTTAAAAAGTCAAGAGTATCTATATGATGATATGGTGCGTGTTGATCACTTATAACAAGTATTGATTTGCGAAGCATATTAAAGTTTTTACAACTATTTAACTAATAAATCTAGTCAATAAGGTACAACTTTTTGTTACAAATTTTTTGTTAAAAGATATAAAAACTGTCCTAATAAACCTAATCCAATAGCTGATATGATGTATATAATTCTATCTACATCTTTCTGAATGTGAGCTAAATGATTGGTTTCTAGGATGTGCAGTTTTTGATCAATAAGATCAATCCTATTATGAACTTTTAGAAGTTCTTCTGTATTTTCTGTATGTCTACTCATTAGAATAATGTTTCGTAAGGAGACCTTACTAACCCTTTCGTTTTGTATTGTGTATATCTAGGCCCTTTATATCTAGGGTGACCTAATTGCCCTAATACAAAATCAACAGAAGTGTCTGCAGCTAAGTCTAAAGATAGACCTTCTTTAAGCAAACCTTGTTCTACTGAAGCTGATGCTTGTTGTAACCAAATAGGTAAAAATCTTTTACCCACATGACCACCAATTGCTAAACCTTTTTCAATAGCACTATCATCTTTTCTAGTCATATTTGGACTATACTTAGTAGTTAAATAATCTTTATTAGTTAAGACTTCTATAACTGTTCTAGGCAAAGAACCAATCTTTTTAAGACCAGTAGATTGTGGTGCTGTTATCCAATGAAAAGGTTCCATTAGTTGTTTAGAGAAAGTTAATACTTCACCATTCCCTAAGTCAATTCTTGTTGGATCTGTGTTTTCTAATATACTATGTCCTGAGAACATATAATTTAGAGCAGATCCTGCTACTGCATAAGTAAGTGCAGCTCTAGCAAAATAGTATTGATATAATCTTCTAGTTTGTGGATCACTTTCAAATCCTGGTAATGACTTAGCTATAATTCTTACATTAGATATTGTCCAGTCTGGAGCAAACATAATTAATTGCATATACCCTCTAGACCCTGGATTTAATGTAGTTTGAGCTAATTTTTTAATGAAATCGTTTTCTATTCTTTGAGTAACTTGTGCCCAGTTTTGTCCACCATATGCATCATTAGTAAACTGTGCTGCTCTACGAGCTTTCTTGTATATTTCTGCCTGAGTGTCACCAGGCTTAATAGCATTAACACCTTTGTTTAAAGATGTAAGAAACGTGTGTATTTTAGCAGAAGTAAATATTCTATCCCAAGTAATTCTATCAAAGAATTTAAATGTTCTTTCAATGTTTCCTTTTTGACTTATACCAAAATGATTTTTAAGAAATGTATCTACACCTCTAATGTTTTGGTAAAATCTATCATAACCAATATCTTCAGGCATTGATATATTTAAACCACTACCTTGACCAAATCTTACAACGTCTTTAAATCCTTGTTGTTGTAATTGTTTAATAGCATGAGGATAATCTGTAAGATAATATCCTGGATCTTGTAATTGTTTTAATACTTCTGGTTTAGTTTTAGGACTTAAAAACTTACCTATAGTTTTCATTTTAGCTCCTGCAAACCAAAGACTTTCTACTAATGCACCAGCATGAAAGAATGAGAATCCTACTGCTAGTCTTTTCATCATCATGTTAGTAGTAAACAATGCAGACATTAACTGTTGTTCATTTGTAGCATCAAATACCATTCTTAAAGCAGGTTCAATACCTTTATGTATTAATGGAGTAAATCCTTTTTCACCTTGAAAATATGGGTGATTAAATTCACTATAGTTAATTCTTTCTTTTGGATCTATAAAAGCTATTTGTTTTCTTGTTCTAGCAAGGAAAGGTTTAGTAAGTATATTCTTACCACTACCAATGTAATTAGTTTCTAAAAAGTTTAATACTTGCTGAGTACTTAATGCTTTACCAGCTGATTGCAAATACAATCTCATTAACTCTGCAGGATCATCCATTCCTGGTCTAATCTTATAACCTATTCTTAAACCTTGGTTAATATCTTCAAATACTCTTGATCTATTAAATCTAAAACTAGGATTATCACCAGTAATTGCTGTTTCAAACTTATTAGTAAAACTAAACAGTTCTCCTGTTTTACTTTTATATCCTTCCCAAAGTAAAGGTAAGTAATTAGATTTCTTATATTTAACTATACCAGCACCTTGCTTATTGAAGATCTCATAGAACTCATTAAATATTTTAGAAATATCATTTGCTGCTTTAAGTTCAGCATCAGATAATAAACCTTTATCAAAAGCTTTAACATTCTTATTAAATCTAAAGTTCTCATCTACTGTAGCACCAGTAAGATAATAAAATACTTTACGTCTAGAATCTAATTGATCTGGTAATGTATCTTTAATTTTGTTAGCTAACTCTTGTGCATATGAGTTATACTTTATAGTACTGTAAGATGCTGCATCTAATGCAGATTCTACTTGAGTTTCTGCTTTATTAAATGCTGCTTTACTTCTTCCAAAGTACGCTGTTGCTGCTTTAGCTGCTGCATAAATACCAACACCACCTGCAAATCCTTTAGCTGTTGCTATAAGTTTTTCATCATCTGATGTTAAAAATTGTGCAGTACCTACAACACCACCAATAGATGCTGCTTTAAATAATGTATTTTTTGCTATGTCTTTAGCACTTTCTACTGTAGGTCTTGCAAATGATGTTACTTCATTAGCTATTCTTGCAAACTCAGCTTCATCTATTACGACTCCTACTTCTTTTCTTATATCTTTTAATATATCATCGACAGCTCTAAACGTACCATTCTCTGTGTACTCAACTGCTTCTGCTGAATTTTTATATTTGTTAAGAGTACTAATCATTTGTTTCTGTACTCTTTCAGGAGATAGTCCAGTATTCTTACCAACCATAGCTCCCATTCCTGCAAAACCTACTGAGAACAAAGCTCCTGCTGTTGCCCCAATAGTTGTTTCTGCAGCTGTTCTTTTACCTGAGAATTCACCTTTTTCACCTAATTGATATGATGTAGAGAACACAAAGGGAACACCTAGTGTAGCTATACTACCAACTGCCATGTCTAACTTTGCTGCTTCTCTTAATTTTGCTAATTCTTTTACTTGTGCACTAGCTTTTAGTTTACCAAGTTCTGATACAGATTTAGTAATTTGAAAATTTTTAGAGTATTTCATTCGTAGAGAGTTAACTACACCTCTACCTAATCTACCCCAACCCAAAGGCATAAATAATAAATAAGGATCTGCAACTATCATGTTAACCATTTCTGCACCAAATAAACCTGGTGATTGTTTAACAAGATTACCTATTTCTTTTAGGTCTATATCCATTGGCCCATCTTCTAACAAGTAACCAAAACGATTTAACTTACGTTCAGCTTCTTTATAGATTTTAGAACCTTGTTGTTGTGGATTATTATTTATATAATCTAATGCTTCTTGAGCTTGTTTTTTCTTAGTGTTTCCAGTAGCCCATTGATATAAAGATGCTGGCATAGATTCTTCCAACATAAGATCTAATGGATTTCTTAAAGACGAAAAAAACCCTGGAGTACTATCTTTGACAGGCTCTTTAAGTCCATCATTAATATTACTCACAGGGTCTTTTAATTTAAATTCCTCAAGATTAAAATCATTAGCCACACTAGAATCCCCATTCTCTTTTTAATCTTTTGTTTTGTTCTATAATTCTTTGTCCTTCTCGTCTTAATTTAGTACCTTCTCTAAGACCTTTTTTAGCTGGGGCTGTTTTCATTACAAATGGACTTAATTTACTTCTATCTGTAAACTTTTCCATAGTGCTAGTAAATACTTTTTCTGATTTTAAATTTGCTTCTGTATATGCTTTCATAGCACCTTTAGATTTAGCTTTAAATACTGCAGGTTTAGATACTGGTTTAGTTTTTCTAATAGTTTTGATACCTGTAGCTGTTCTAGCTCTAGATCTTTTTAATCCTGTTTTTAAAGTACTAAAAAATTTTTTGTTTGATGTTTTTAATGCTAAACTTTCAGCAGCTAAACTACCAGTAGCTCTTGAAGATATTCCCATAAATTCAGGAACGTCACCTAAAACTTTTCTTTGGTTAGCTTTAATTGTAGCTTCACTCATAACAGATGTAAATCTAGTAGGTGCTTTTTGTGCAGGAAGTTTTTGAACTCCTTTAAACTTTTTACTTACACCAGTTATAATTTTCTTAGCTATAAATTTTTTCATATTTTATCCTTCAAAATATTCAGGGAATCTAGCTTTAAGAATTCTTTCAGCTCTTTGCTTAGATACTTTCTGTAGTTGTGGGTTAGATGCTAATAGCATATTAAATATTTGTGAGTCATCATTAGATAGTACGTTACCATCTGAAGTAGGTATTATAATCTCAGGCCCTTTTTCTCCTACAACATAAGGTTTACCAGCATCTACTGGGCCACCTTGTGCTCTAAATACTGATTTTTGTTCTAAAGTTCCTTTGGTAAATGGGCCAAACCAACCTTTCTTTTCTTTAAAGTCTTTAGAATCTAACATATCTTTAAGTATTTTTTCTTTAAAAGTACTATCAATAACTAAAGGTTTACCTGATTTGTTATTTTTTTGTGCTGCTGCAATACGTTTTTGATATTCAATTGCTATAGATTCTACAGCTCTATCATAATCTGCTGTTGCATCTTCACCTTTAAGAAAACTAAATCCTTTTTCCCAAATGTTAGGTTCTGCAATTTTAAATCTACCTAACATATCTTTCATTTCACCAATGTCAGCTTGTGTTGCTTGAATAGGTTCTTGTTTTCTAGCTTCAATTCTATCTTTAAATTCTGCTGATATTTTAGCAGATTTTACAAAG